AAGGGTTTTAATCAGAGATAATAATGTTACTACTTCTCAAATGTCGCACACTGTTAGTAATATCGTTGAATTTAATAAGGTTGCTATTAAATATAAAAGTGGTGATTCTTCTTTATGGATTAATGGGAGCAATGTAGGTAACATATCAGACACATTCACGCTACCAACTTTGACAGATTTATCGTTTGATAGGGGTGATGGAACAAGTAATTTCTACGGAAAAGTAAAAGAGCTCTCTGTCTTTAACGAAGCTCTAACAGATGAACAGCTGCAACTATTAACAACTCCATAAACCTTGACAAGTGGGTAAAGACGAAACACAAGACTTCCGAATCACTCGGCTAGAAAACGAAGTAGACTTCTTTAGAAAGACTACCGAGCAGTCTCTTGTTGAGAACGGTAAGAAGATAGAGAAGGTCATCAGCATACTGGAAGCTGACGAAGCTATCGGTAAAAAGGGTCTTGTGAAGCAAGTTGATGAGCTAGACAAAAGGCTTATTACATTTAGAAACTTTATCAATGCCTATAAACTAGCTATAGCTATGCTAGCTGGACTGTTCACTACTATAGGTGCTGTCATAGGCTGGTATTTTAATTTAAGAAGATGAGATTAACACAAAACTTCACGCTAAGAGAATTTAAGTGCAAGGACGGAACTAGAGTTCCTGACCATTTAATGAATAACGCAATTGAGTTAGCTGAGAACTTACAAGAGCTTAGAGACTTCTTAGGAGAACCTATTAAAGTGAATAGTAGCTACAGAACTCCAGAGCATAATCAGTCTATAGGTGGCTCAGTACGAAGCCAACACCTACTAGCTAAAGCTGCGGATATAAAAGTCAAAGACATAGATACTGAGGACTTGTACTTAATTATAGAAAAACTGATAGAGCAAGGCTGTATGAAAGAAGGCGGTCTTGGGTTATATAATACTTTTGTTCACTACGACATAAGGGGAACGAAGGCTAGATGGGATTATACTAAAAAAGAAAACTTTTACTAATGGGAGATTATAAAAAAAAGAATGGAACTACTAGAGTAGGTGACTTTCTTAGAAGCATCAACTTTAGCAAAGCGTTGGACGTAGTAGCTAAGCTCACGTCTGGAGACGTTTCAGGAGCCATTAAGGAACTATCTGACAACTCTAATGAGTTAACACAAGAACAGAGAGAAGTAGCCTTAGAGCTCGTTAAATTAGATATGAAGGCTCAGGAGGATGTAACTAACCGCTGGAAGTACGATATGGAATCGGATAACTGGCTAAGTAAGAACGTAAGACCACTCGCTCTTATATTCTTAACTGTAGCTACTGTACTCATAGCTATCTCTGATTCTATGAATTGGAACTTTAACGTAGACACTAGCTGGATTGACTTGCTAAAGACCTTACTTATTACAGTATACACAGCTTACTTCGCTGGTAGGTCTTTCGAGAAGTATCGGAAACTGTAAGCTCTAAACAACAAAAACAGAAGGAGTCAAGTGAAAGAAAACTTGGCTCTTTTTTTTGAGCATAGCTATCCTATGATACGACTTAGTTAACTTCTAGGTTTTTTAGAAAACTTCTAGGAAGGTCACTTCTAGGAAGTCTACTTCTTAAGTGGCACTACTTCTAGGAAGGTAGCTTCTTATGTAGCAGATAGTAGACTGACTAAAGCTAGTCTAAGAATTTAGGCAAAGTTACGAAAAATATTTGACAAATGCAAATTTATTTGCCTGACAAGGTGTCAGTGACATATTTTCTTGTTTTTAAATAAAGACCCTTTGTAACTTTTTTTTATGCCCAGTTGGTTTAGGGGGTTTTGCCAGCTGGGTTTTTTTGTTTATGGCACGTAAAGTAAAAATAAAGACGTTAAAAGCTAAGCTGGATAAGATATTCAGTGAGTACATTCGTAGACGTGACGTAGATAACCACACTGGCTTCGGTAAGTGTATCGACTGCGGTAAAGAAACCCACTACTTAGAAGGTGACGCTGGTCACTTCGTAGGTCGCAGACATCTCTCAACTAGATGGGATGAGGAAAACGTCCACTTTCAGCATAGATATTGCAATAGATTTTTAAATGGCAGACAGTATGAGTACGGTCAAGCATTAGGTCAGGATAAAGCTGACGAGCTGATGCAGAAGTCTCACAAGGTGGCTAAATTTGACGCTGCACACTTACAGTACCTTATAGACATATATAAGGGTAAACTTGACGAGATAAAAAAGAAACAGTCATTTTAATTTGGTATTTTCATTTTATTTTCGTATGTTTGCATCAAACAAAGTAAAACAATGAGTCTACTTATAGGATTCTTATACATAATTCCGCTAGTAACTACGACAGCTGTAGCTTCATATCTATGCAGAGAGTTTAAGTACACTATTCTACAACTAGTAATAACTATGGTTATTGTGTGGGATATTTGCACTGCCATTCTATGGTATGGAGTTCTGTCTACAGTTATAGACAATGTATATGCCTTTGAGGTTGGCATATTAGCTAGTTTTTGTGTAGCTACTGTAGTTAGAGCCATTGCTTTACTTATAAATAAAACCCATTATGATAGACAAAACGGAAGCTCGGGAGAGAGCATATAATAAAGTTATCGCTAACTTAGAGGACGTTAAGAGACGTATACTTAGAAACCAGCAAGAGATTGACGGTGTCTTTCCAGCTAAGGTTAATGAAGAACTGCTAGAGATAACTAAAGGAGGTCTACAGCGTGAGCTCGCAACTTGGAGCTACCTAATGGAGGCTATAGAACTTTACGACTTTGTGAAAAAAAGTTAAGAAAAAACTTGCACAGTATTTTTTTTATACTTATATTTGCACCATAATTATTTCAATATATGAATATCAAAGAGAAACTTTCACTAATTCAGCAAGAGCTTAAAGTAGCTAAGAACAGAACTAACAAGTTCGGAGGCTATAAGTTTCGTTCTGCTGAGGACATCCTAGAGTCACTAAAACCATTCAACGCTAAATACGGTGTTATGTTTTCAGTAACTGAGGAACTAGTAGCTGACGCTGTTATCAAGTCAGAAGCTACTATCTTTGACGTAGAGAGTGGGATGGGTCATTCAGCTACAGCTATTGTAGGTGTTGACTTAAACCAAAAAGGTATGGCAACTGCTCAGCAGTATGGCTCTGCCTCTAGCTATGGCAAAAAGTATGCACTCGGAAACCTTCTATTAATTGACGATACAGCAGACGCTGACGCTACCAATACCCACGGTAAGGGTAAGCCAGCACTAAAGGCTAACACAGATGCGTTTGTTAAAGCTGTACAGTTCGTTAAGGACGGTGGCTCAATAGAGCAAATCGAGTCTAAGTATGACGTAAGTGCAGACGTTAAAAAGAAACTTGCACAAAGTTTAGTTTAATAATTATAAAACCCTTAATATAATGGCTACATTAGTAACATTAGGTCTTAATAAAGACAAAGTTCAGTTTAACGATAAAGGCTGGGCTAACATCACTATCAGTATCAATGACGATACTAACCAGTACGGACAGAACGCTTCTGCGTTTATCTCTCAAACTAAAGAGCAGAGAGAAGCTAAAGAAGCTAAGACTTATGTCGGTAACGGTAAAGTAGTATGGACAGACGGAGCTATCAAAGTTGCAGACCGTATTGAGGAAGGTGTTACATCTTCTGAGCAGTCTACAGCTGGACGTGAAACTCCAGACCTGCCATTCTAATTAAATTGTTGAACGAAACTAAAACCTCTCTTTTATGATAGCTACAGTACAGAACCTTAAAGAAAAATTAATGGATGTTAAGTATGACCGTATAGAACAAGGTCTAGGTCTTAATATTCCTGAGGTTGACGAGTGGCTAAGATTCAAGAGAGGTGCGTTTAACATTTGTATAGGGCACGCCAACACTGGTAAGACTACAGTTATCTTGTATCTGATGGTAGCGTATGCTATGAAACACGACTTAAAATGGTTAATTTTTTCTAGTGAAAATACTGACTACAGCATAGCTAGAAAGCTTATAGAGTTTAAAACAGCTACGCCTATCCAACAGTTACCAGACGCAGTAATCGAGTCAGAGCTCGAATGGGTTAATGAACACTTCAAAATCATTCTAGTAGAGAAAATCTACACAGCTCGAACATTAATGAGCGAAGCAAAAAAGATTAAAGAAGTGTTTGACTTTGACGGCTTATTGGTAGACCCTTATAACTCACTAGCTAAAGACCCACAGCTATTACGCTCGGTCGGAGGTCACGAATATGACTATCAGATAGCTTCTGAGTTCAGATTATTTTGTAAAGAGAATAACGTATCTATGTGGCTTAACTGCCACGGTGTTACAGAAGCACTACGTAGGAAGCATCCAGCTGACCACGAAATGGCTGGATTCCCTCAACCCTGTTCAATGGCTGACGTTGAAGGTGGTGGTAAATGGGGGAACCGTGCTGATGACGTAGTTTCCATTCACAGATACACTCAACATCCTGAGAGATGGATGTACAGCGATATTCACGTGGTAAAGGTTAAGGAAACAGAAACAGGGGGTAGACCAACAGCAATGGACTCCCCAATCTCAATGAGAATGATGCCAGCCAACTGCCAGTTCACTGTCGCAGGTGTACCCGTAATAGAGGGCTCTGTAAAAGTAGATAATAAACTAGAATTTTAATGTTAACATTAGGAATCTTAATACTTGCGTTCTTAGCGGTATATGTATACCAAACAAACGAGAATGCAGCAATACGATTGAGCTTCGTTAAAGGCTTAATGTTTGGCTTTGTCTTTGGTGAAGCTGAACTAGAGGAAGGTGTGACTGGTTACCACTACCAGTTAGGATTTGCATTTGTAATTTTAACAATAGATTGGTATGTCGAAGAATAAAGCTATAGAGTTGCTATCAGTACACCACTCTGACTTTGTTGACGCTGCTAAGAGTTTAGCTGGTAACAACTTCAAGGTTAGAAACTACGCTGAGGATTATGTTCAGGAAGCGTACATCAAGCTACTTAAGTATGATGACTTGTATGACAAGATAGTGGATGGAGAGAAGGCTAGTAAAGGTTATATGTTTTTTGCACTTCGCTCAATTATATTCAACGACTTAAAGAAGGTTAAAGAGCCTAAGTATAATCACGTAGGTGACCAGTACGATATGGACTACTGCTTTGAGTTGTTAGATGAGGGTGTAGACCCTAAGATAGAAGCTATCGAGTCTCTAGAGACTAAGATGTACGAAGTATTGAAGGCTGAGTCAGACGACTGGTTCGACTACGAACTGTTCAGGAAGTACCTAAAGACTGGTAAGTCATTCAGAGTGCTAGCTGAGGAAAGTGGTCTAGGCATTCAGACTATCTACCTATCAATCAAAAAGAGTAAGCTCATCATTGCAGAGCATTTGTATAACGATTATTTAAAATTCACTAAAGGAGAATATAATGGCTAAAAAAGGAGGGCTGTACTCAGCTAGAATAGAAAAACCAAAGAAGCGTAGAAAAGGAGT